GGCCGTTGGCGACGATCCAGTAGGTGATCGGCGTGGTCCCGAGGTTGGTGTAGACCAGGCCAGACGACCCGGGCTGACCGGCCTTCCACGAGCCGTCAGCCACCCAGCCGCGCGAGACGTTCCACCGGATGCTGTAGGCGTCGGCGGACGTGCTCCACCACGTAGAGCCGTGCACGTAGATCTGGCGCGTCCCGTCCAGGCCCGGGGCCTGCCAGGCCCACCGCGCGCTGTCGAGTGCCCAGATCCCGCCGGACGGGTCGGCCAGGGTCGGCAGCAGGCGGAGCGTGCCGATAATCACTGCGCCGGTGCCGCCGCTCATGTCCATGCGCCAGTAGCGGTGCGCGCCCGGGTCGGTGGCGATGGTCATGTAGGCCGCTTCGCTTTCGGCCCAGGTCGTCTTGTTGAAGGTGCCGGCGGTCGTCCACGCCGCGCCGGGGTCGTCCCGGTACTGCAGGGTGAAGCTGCGCGGCATCCGTTCGGCCGGGCTGTAGGCGCCCAGCAGCACGCGCCGCACCGTCGACGGGTGGCGCATGACCCACTCGATGTACGCCGTCGAGCCCGTCGCCGTGGCGGTCGATAAGGCGCTGCCGTCGACCAGGGTCTCGTGGGTGGCGAGGTTGGTCGTGACGCTGCGCGCGTCGGCGTAGCCCTCGCGCTGCAGGCGTTGCCAGGGTTGCGCGGTGTTGATGGTCCAGACGTCGCCGGCCTGATAGGCCGTGGTGCCGGCCGTGAGCTTGAAGGTGATCTTCGAGCCGACGAATGTGGTCCCGACAGTGGCCGTGCCTTGCGAGCCCGAGACGCTGCCGACGACCGAGAAGCTGGTCGGGCTGGTGGCCGTCAGGGTGAAGGTCTCGGCGATGCTGGTCGCGGTGCCCAGGTACTCGACGAGGTCGCCGTCGCCGACGCCCACGAAGCGCTTGCCCCAGGCGTGGCCGGTGGCGGTCAGGAAGGCGTCGAGCCGGTCGAGCAGGTCGACGTAGTCGGTGGCGGTGCCGGTGGTGGTGCTCATGGTCAGCGGCCGATGGATTGAGAGACGGCGCCGGGGTTGCGGCTGATGACGTTCAGGACCGCGCGCTCGCCTGCGGCCGATTCTAGGTAGCCCGACACCAGGGCCGGGTCCATGACGTTGACGATGCGGTACCCGCCGCCGCCCTGGCCCTTGTTGGACGCGGCCACCTCGGCGCGCGACTGCACGCGCTCGCCTTCCTGCAGGATGGCCGGCACCTCGCCCGCCTTCAGGCCCAGCACGCCGGAGCCGGCGTGGAAGCGCGGCGCGCCGGCGAACAGGGCCGGGTGCACCTGGCGGCGCGTGCCCTGGCCGGCCATGCCGCCGGAGTGCTTGACGTTGGCGCCGACGCTCATGCTCGCGGCCGTGGTTTGGCCGAGACCCGGGTAGATCGCATCCAGGGCCTGCAGGACCAAGAAGGTCGCCAGCGCGCGCGCGGCGATCTGGGCCATGCTGGCCGCGAAGCTGGCGACGAAGGACTTGATCCTCTCGCCGGCGCTGGTGCTGCTGTCGCCCAGGCTGACGAAGAAGTTAGAGAGCGCATCAATCCCGGCGTTTGCCGTGTTGCGCGCGAGGCTGGCGCCCATGTCGTCGAGTGCCGCGACCAGCTCGACCCGCAGCTTCTGGATCGGCGTCTGGGCCTCGTCGCCGATCTTCTTGATCGCCGCGCCGACGGCCTCGGCCGACTGCAGCAGCGCGGGATCCTTCAGGGTCGCGGCCATGCCCTGCAGCTCGGCGTTGACCGGCGCCAGCCGGGTAGCCGCATCGGCGCCGGCCGCGGCCGATTCCTGGCGGCCCTGTTCGGGGGTGATCTGGCCCAGGTTCACCCGGTTCTCGATCGCGGCGCGCTTGCGGTCCAGTGCGTCGAGCTCGCGCTCGGCCAGCGCGCGCAGCTCGTCGAAGCGGGCCTTCGCCGCACCGGTGTCGATCAGCCCGCGGATCAGGTCCACGCCCGCCGTGTTGCCCTCGGCCTCCAGCTGGCGCAGCAGGTCGGCGTACTGCTGCTCCAGGCGCAGGCGCGCGGCCTCGGCGCTGCGGCCTTCGTTCTCCAGCTGCTGGATCTTGGCGGCCGACAGCTCGGCGTCCAGCTTCTTCTGGTCGGCGGCCAGCTCGCGGGACGTGCGCTGCGTGATGTCCGCGCGCTGGCGCTCCAGCAGCTCGACCTCGGCGGCGGCCTTGATCTTGTCGGCTCCAGGCTTGGCGGCCGCGACCTGCGCCCTGGCGATCTCGATCGACCGGTCCAGCGCGGCGAGCTCGATCCCCTCGCGCGACCGGTAGTAGTCGGCCATCGCCAGCTTGCCGTCAGAGTAGAGCTGATCCAGCAGACTGGTCTGCCGCTTGGCGCTGTCGGCCAGCAGCTTTTCCTCGGCGTCGAGCTGGGCCCTGCGTGCGGCTGCAGCGGCGTCGGCGGCCTTCTTGTCCGCGTCCTTGTCGGGTGATGTCTTGAACTTGCCCGTGCTGGTGGCGCTGGTCTTCGCTCGCCCCGCTGCACGGCCAGCCACGGCCGCCGCGCCGGTGGCCTTCGCGCTGGCCAGCGCCTTCTCTCGCTCGCCGAGGATGTCGTCAACCTGCGACTTCACGGCGGCCATCGACGCCTTGACCTTGGCGTTACGGCGCGCGACTGCAGCCTCGATCGTGTCGTCGGTGAAGATGGCCGCGAAGGCCTCCTTCAGTAGACGCGCGTCGGCCAGGAATCTGTCGACCATGCCCGCGAAAATGGTCGTCGCGATCCGCACCGCAGTTCGGATGTTTGTCGGAAGCTCCAAGAAGGCCCTCGACAGCAGCTGCACCGCGTCCTCGCCGGTGCCGACGATGTCCTGTGTCGCCTCGCGGATGATGCCGACCGCGTCGCGCACGTCCTGCACGATCGCCCCGAAGGCATCGCCCCAGGCGGCCGCGAACTCGACGATCGACCCGATGACCTCGTCGGACGACAGCCACAGGGCGAGCTCGGAAATCGCGGTCGCAAGCCCGCCGGTCGCGCCCGCGGTCTGGTCGAAGACGCCGATCAGCAGCGTCGCGCTATTGCGCAGCTGGGTGAAGGCCTGGCCGACCGTCATCGGCAGTTGGGCGAATTGCGCGGCCACCGCGTCACGCTGCGACTGCAGGGCCTTGATGACCTGCTCGGCGGTGATCTTCCCTTCTTCGCCGTACTTGCGCAGCTCGCCCCGGGTGATCCCCATGCCCTTGGCGATCGCGTCGGCCAGGGCCGGCGTCTGCTCAAGGACGCTGTTCAGTTCCTCGCCGCGCAGCGTGCCCGACGCCAGGCCCTGCCCCAGCTGCTGCAGCGCGGCCTCGGCGGCCGGGCCGGCGGCGCCGCTGACCTGGGCCAGCTGCTGGATGGTCTCGACCACCTGCAGGATCGTCTCTTGCCCGACGCCGGCGTCCTTGGTCGCGTTGGCGATCTTGGTGTAGAGGTCGACCACGCCGCCCAGGTCGGTGCGGGTGCGCTGCGCGACGTCGAACAGCTCGACCTGTGCGCGGGCCAGCTCGTCGGTCGAGGCCGTCGCCAGCTTCAGCCGCGCCGTCATCAGGGCGAACTCGTCGGCGGTGGCGACCGCCTTCATGACGGTGGCAAGGCCGGCCAGCGAGCCCAGCAGGCCGCCCAGGCTCGACACGGCGCCGCGGATCTGGCTCGACATCGCGTCAAAGCCCTTGCCGCCACCCGCGGCGGCGTTGGCGGCCTTGGCAAGCTCGCGCATCTCCGACCGCAGGCCGTCGAGCTCTTTCCGCAGGCCGGCCGCCGACGCGCCGATGGTGAATTCGAGGTCGTTAGCCACGCTGGCCCCTCAGTTCCTTGATGTAGGCCTTCCAGGCCTTGCCGTCGGCCTGGGCCATGCGCGCGGCGATGGCGTCACCCAGGCGGCGCGCGGACTCTTGTCGCTCGATCGCGGCCAGCCAGCCGCGCACCTGGGCGATGGTGTAGCCGCGCACGTCGGCCCAGGTGTGCCCGTGCTGGATCAGGGCCTGGGCGGCGTCGATCCAGCCCCAGGCATCGCCGCTGCGGCCGCCTGCATGAGCGTCGTCAGGCGGCCCGGCAAAAAATCCCGATTGACGTCCATGACGGCGCGCAGCAGGCGCAGCGAGTCGGGGATGCCGGCGCCCTGCACCTCGGCCAGTTCCAGGCCGGACGCGGCCGACATCGCGGCGATCACGTCGTCGCCGTGGCGCGCCACCAGGCCCAGCAGCGCGGCCGGGCCAGGGTCGGCCAGCGCGGCGGCCATCGCATCGGCTGCAGGCTGCAGCGCGCGGGCGAAGGCCGGAAGCTGGCCGATCGTCAGCGGCCGGATCTGCACCGGCCGGCCGCGGAAGACGACCTCGCGCGGCGGCGGGTCGATCAGGTCGAGGTCGTCGGCCACGGCATCAGTCCTCGATGTCGACCTTGAAATACTTGGACACGCCCGCGCCGGTCTTGGTGGCGTCGCTCAGAAGCTCGCCGCTGACCTCCATCGCGCCGAAGTCCTCGCCGATCGCGGCCAGCTGCTGCATGAAGCCCGGCTTCACGCGGTGCGCGGTGATCTTCACCTTCTTGCCGCTGCGCGCTTCGTTCAGGCCCACGAAGACGAACTCGTACTCCTTGCCCGATGCCGTCAGCATCTCGACCTTGGTCGCGCCGGCCTTGGTGTAGGCGCGCGTGATCGCCTCGCCGTCGGTCATCGCCGCGCCCGGCAGCAGGAAGACGCCACCCGGGCGGACTTCGTAGTCGGTGCCCACGACCAGGGCAACCTTGCCCATGCAGGTCCACGTCACGGTGCCGTCGACCACGGTGCCGCCGACCGTGGTCGGGTAGGTCGGGATCGTCGCGCCGCTGGTGCCGGCGGTCGTGGCCTTGTAGTAGAAGCCGTTGGCGGTGGCCGGGATGACCAGGGCGCCCAGGGCGTAGACGGCGGTGTTGGCCCGCGCGACGGCCGCAGCGCCCGCGGTGATGACCGGCGCGACCACGTCGTTGGGCAGGAAGTCGAACGGCAAGAAGGCGTCCTTGTAGCCCACCGAGGTCTCGGCCGCGACGGTGCCGGCGGCGATGGTCGACGCGGTGCCGTAGCCGAAGCGGGCCAGGTTCGCGCCGTTCATGTCGTGCGCCGTCAGCGAGACGGTGACGGACGTCACCCGCTTCACGGTGTTGCGCGTGCCGCCGCCGGTGGTGGTGTAGTCGGTCAGCTTCTTCTCGTCCTCCTCGACCGCGAAGTTGATCGCGCTCAGGTTGCCGAGCTCGATCAGGCCGGCGGCCGCGCCGCGCTCGCGCGCGTACATCTGGCCGGAGCCGAGGTAGCTGTAATCGGTCAGGGGCATGGTGGTTTTCTCCGATCAGGGCGTGCCGCGGAAGGTCGCGGCGCAGTTGAAAGCCAGGGGGACGTGGCAGTAGCCGGCATCGTATTCGGGGCCCGGAGCCGGGGACAGCCGCAAGAACCTGCCCCCGGGCAGGGGGTGGCCCAGCAGCGCGCCCAGCACCTGCTCGGCCAGCGTGGACGCTGCAGCGCGCGCCGCGTCGACCTTGCCGGCACCGGCGGCGCTCTTGGTGGCGACCACCACCAGCCAGTCTTGCGTCACGCGCTGGATCGCGCCGTTGCCGACGTCGCTGCCCGGGGTGTACCCGTCATAGAGCACCCAGACGGCCGGCGCGCGCTGGCGCATCGCGGGCACCTGCTCCAGCTCGGCCAGCGGGCCGACGTGCACGTCAGGGCCCAGGCGGTCGCGCAGGCGCGCCAGGATCGCGCCTTCGATGTCATCCCACACGGGCAGCCCCCTTTCGTTCGGCGGCCTCGAAGTGCGCCCGCAGCGCGCGGACGACGTCGATCGCCCAGGGCGTCGGCAGGGCCACGTCGCCGCCGCGGCGCATCGGCAGGAACGGCCGGGCCTGGATGGTCACGCGCTTGGCGAAGACGATCGCGCCGTTGGGGCCGGGGAAGGCCAGGCGCTTTGCGTTGCGCGGGCCGATGGTGGCGCCGAACTGATGCACCGGCGCCTGCAGCTTGTTCGTGCCCACGGTCACGCCCTCGGCGGTCGCTCGTTGGGTGATCGAGGACCGAAGGGCGCCGGTGTTGACCAGCGGCTGGCCGGCCTTGCCGGTGGCGTTGGCCTGGGCCTGCGCGCGGCCGTACTTCGTCAGGCGGCCGGTCGCGCTGCTGACGCGCGGCGCGCGCCACTTGATCGGCAACCAGGGCTTGCCCCACGGGTCCACGCCGAAGGCAAAGCACAGCCGGATGCGGTTGACCAGCACGCGGCCGATGGTGGCGTAGACGCTGCGCATATCGCGCGCGGCGGCCTGCCACACCGCGATCTTGGCCTCGGCGCGTGAGTCGTCGATCTTGAAGGTCAGGAACCCCACGGGTGCACCTCAGTTCTGAAGCCGGAAGCTGGTCGCGGCCAGGTTGAAGGTCGAGGCGTTGCTGGCGACGGTCATGCCGAAGTCCACACAGCACACCAGCTCATCGGCTGACGCCGCGCCGCCGCGGCGCTTGTAGCAGATGGCCTTGCGCGCGCTGATCGTCGACGCCGGCCACGCCACGGCGCCGAGCGTGATCGTCGTGCGGCTGGTGCTCGCGTCCTTCATGACGGCGACCGTGCAGGCCTGGCCGCCGGCCGAGTAGCCGGTGCCGCTGACCTCGTTCGTCACCTGCGACCGCTTCGTGTGCGCGTTCTTGTCCTCGGTGTAGCCCGACCCGACCAGCATCCAGTGGAAGGTGTCGGTGTCGAAGTCGATCGCGCCCCGGGCCAGGTCTTCGAGCGCGGACGTGTAGAGGACGGTTGCCATCGTCAGAAGCAGCGCAGGCTGTCCATGGTGAAGACGCGATCAGCACTGAAGCCGTCCATCGCGCTCGGTGCCGCGGCGGCCTCGCCGGTGGCACCAGGCGGTAGGGCCAGCCGGCCGGCGGCCAGGTCGCGCAGCTGGGCCAGCACGTCGTCGAAGCGGCGGCGGATGTTGTCTGGCGCGGCCTCATCCCACAGCCGGAAGCGCGCGATGTCGGCAGCCCAGCCGCTCACGATGTCGGGCACGACCAGCAGCGGCAGCGGGTAGCGCGCGGCCAGGTAGCCGTCGATCAGCGTCGCCGCATCGGCGCAGGCCGCATCCAGGGCGGCCAGCTCGCCGGCCTCCTCGGTGCCGCTGCGGTCGTCATCCAGAAGCTGCGCGATCTCGTCGGCGCCGAAGCGGGCCTCCAGGCCTGCGCGGTCAATGTAGGGCATGGGTTTGATCCTGTTCAGGCTGGCTGATTATCGGCCTGTTGCCCAGATCGACGCGCTTCCACTCGCCGTCGGACAGGCCCCGGTCGTTCTCGTAGACCTCGGTCATCTGCTCTTTCTTGTGCCCCAGCAGGCCCTGCCGGTTCACGGCCTGGCCGCTGGTTGCGGCGCCTTGGGCCTTGAATGCCCGCGCGCACAGAGAGCGGGCCTCGTGCAAGCTCGGCCACTCCCGCGGCCCGTAGGCGCCCAACCCCTCGACCGCAACGATCAGCTCGTGAAAGCGGGTACTCAGCGAAGACTTTTCCAGCGGCGTTCCGTTGCTCTTGCGGAGCATCGTCTCGCCTGGCGTCGAGTAGGCCCGGCATTCCTCGATCACTTCGCCCAGGCTCATGCCGATGGCATCCAGGCGCAGCGCGAGCGGGATCTCCAGCCGCGCGCCGACCTTCTTGCCCGCCTTCTTCTCTTGCTCGACTCGCAGGTACTGCTGGCCGTCGGTTGCGTCCGTGATGACGTCCGTGAAGCGCATGCGCACCAGGTCGCCGCGGCGCTGCCCCGTGATGATCGCCAGCAGCAGCATCGGCCGGATCCATCGCTGCGGATGACTGTCGGCGATGGAAAGCATCGCCTGCCAAACCTCGAAGCGAAGGCGCTTCCGCTTGATCGTGTGCGCCGGCGACTTGAGCACGGCCGCCGGGTTGCTCTCGCTCCACCCGTTCTCGATCGCAACGGTCAGCGCCTGCCGCATCTCTCGCAGCACGCGGCCGGCCGTACTGCTGTTCTCGCGCGGAAACGACCGGATGCCCGCGGAAATGTCCAGCGGCTTTAGTGCCGCAATCTCCCGTTCGCCCCACAGGCGGCGGCAGTGCGCGAGGATCGTCCGCTTGTTGCTGACGGTCTGCGGCGAGTAGCCGCGTTCCGCGATCTCGCGCTCGTAGACGTCGATCCACTGGTTGACCGTTCGCCCGTCGCCCTTCTGCCCGCCGCCCGCCACGGCCGCCAGCGCGGCCTTGAGCATCTTCTTCAGCTTCTTCTTCTTCACGCAGCCCCCTGCATCGACATGATGCGGGGACTGTAGGAAGACCGGTCAGGCAGCGTAACACCCCGAACGAGCGCACTCGATCGGGGGGTGGGCCGGGGAACTTTTCGATTCGCACCGCTCAAGGGGATGGGAATTCGCGTCAGGCCGGGATGCGCCGGCAGGACCACCGACCGATCCGCACCAGCCCCTGAGAGCTGGCAGACCCCCATGCGGCCTGCATCTGTGGCAGCATTTTGGTGATGGAGCCGGATGCAGGGATCGAGGCAGTCGGCGTCCGGAGCGTGAGCGTGACATCACCGATGAGCGAGTCCTGATAGCCGGCGGGATGCGACAGCGTGCGGTGCGCGACCGACGTTCCGCCGACCGTCGTCGCCAGCTCAAGCGCCGGGGCCGATAGCCCTGCCGACGCCATGACGCCCACCTCGGCGCCCACAGCGTACATGCCACCATTCGCGGCCCGTGCGTACACGTCCGTCGGCCAGATGGCGACGACGGTGCCGGCTGCGCCCCCTGCGAGAGCCAGCAGCTGATCGAAGCCCACTCCGTCCTGCCGCGCGACAGTGCAGCAGTACACGGCGCCTGATCCGGTGACCCGCTGAGCCGTGTATCCGGACGCGACTCCCGCCACAGCCGTGTTGCCGACCCACTCCCACACCACGCCCCCATCGGACACCGCGCCCGACGTATGAGCGGGCGCAGTGCCGCCCGACGTTCCGCCGAGGCGCGTCAGATATGCTCGACCGCCGCTGATGACCAAGTGGCCCGCGACGTATGTCGTCCCCGTCACCCATGCTGGAGCGTTAGTCACCCCGCTCCATTTCTGGCCACCGCTCCCCGTCATCAAAGGGTTATCCATCAGGTTGACATCAGGCCGAGTGGCGTCGACTCCGTAGGAGTCGTAGGCAGTGCAGATGAGCGTGGCCGCACGAGGGATCGCGGCCCAATTTGCGGCCAGCAGCGGCGCGACACGCAGCGCCCCGGCACCGTTGAGGTGCTTGCCATAGTCGACGCCGGGATCGACGATGTAAGCAGAGGGGGTGACAGGGGGGTTGGACGCCGCGTCGGCCAGCACAGCCCACGCATCGACAGGATGGACCCACGGGTACAGCAACGGCGCATTCAAGATCCACTGCCTCAGCCGCAGCAGCGCCTGAATCTGAGTCGCAGTGATCGCGGTCTGAGGCGGGTACGGGCCGATGTGATCGACCTCGACTCCGCGCGCCCGCGCCCAGTTGTAGATGGTGATGTAGTTGGCGATGGTCTCATCGG